CTGCCATGTATCCCCCGGAGTTGCCGATAGCAGAATCCATTGGTTAGATTTTGCTATCTTTAGGAATGCTTTTACCCATGCTCCTGCCCCAATTACTCTTTGCTCGTCAAATATAAAGAAAGCATTTTTCACATCTGCATACTTTCCAATATTATTCCAAGAATCCACTTTAATTAAATTGGAGTATAAATTGACATCTTTATGAATGGAGAGAAGGAAGGGTGAAAGATCCCCCTCCCATTCCATCGTATCTCTCTTTCTTGCTGTTGTAATGATATATAAATCTTTTGGAGGATCTTCCATTGGAATATATTCCTCCGTTCCTGTCAAACAGCTCGGTTCTCCACCGTTTTGAAGATAGTAATAAGCTAAAGCAGTTCTGGATTTTCCACTTCCAACACCCCCGCAAAGTATGCATCCATTCTGCATTTTTTCTACTGCTGCTATCTGATAATCATATAGTTTAACAGCCATCTGGATTCTCCCCACAAGATACAAATCCGTTTTCAACTTCTGCTCGATACTCCAGAATCCCATACTCCTCCAAATTCGCTTTAGGTCCACCTATCAGCAATATAGATGCTATCTGCTCGTCAGTTTGGTTCTTCTCCTCACGATAATAAGACCATAACACTTCTTGAACGTCTTTCGTAACGCAAATTTTTCGGCAATCAAATTTGCTTTTATCTGTTATTCTTGCCGATATTTTTCGTGCTACATTTTCATAAAAAGTAGCCAAATCGCAATAACAGTCCTCTTTCTTCAACGATACTGTTTTAATCATATTTGTCATCCTTTCATAAGCTGTGAAACACTCTTCTCATAGTCCACACATCCGAAAAATACATCATCGTGAACCAGTAATTTTCTCCATTATCATCCGTAGACATCGGTTGTGTAAATACATCACCCACCTTGATATATGCAGCCACTCCAAGAAGAGAAAGCTGAATGTAACACATCAAAGCGACAATTTCGTCAATATCCTGTGCCACAACCAATACATGATTCTGAAAATTCAGATTAACTTTTTCTAATTGTTTTCTTGCTTCGTTGATTGCTGCAATTAAAGTAGCTCCTGCCCCACAACAAAAATCGTTAATAGTTATATATCCTTTCTCTTTCACAACAGCAGCAACATCCTCTTCGGTTACTTTTGCCATCAATTCACACACATGATATGGAGTAAAAAATTGACTGTTGGATTTGTCACCCAAGTTCAATTCCATAAAAATACTGCCTAGAAAGTCCTGCTCTGGGTTTTCTTCCAAAGCCATAACTACATAGGCAGCCAATTCCGGGAACTGCTCTTGCTCCCGCTTATTGTATTTTTTAATAATTTTCAAATATCGTTTTTCCCGTTCTTCATAGTGGAATTTATCCACTGGATTCGATAAAGAACAGGCAAACATTATGATGAAATCCCGCCATACATCCCATGATCGGTGCCGGTAAGTCAACTGATTAAATGTTTTTAGAAATTGCTTTTTAACATCTTCATTTTTAGGAACTTTATTAGGCTTTGGGTTATCTGTTTTCTTAGGTTGTGGCAGAATATTTAGTTCTTGTTTTACGCTACCTACTTTGGGTTTAGAAATAGAAGCGGTTGTTTTCGGTTTCGCTGTGGTTCGCCTCTTTTTCGGATTCCAAAATACCATAGTTTTTCTCCTTTCACGAAAATAGAGGGCTGTTTCCTTTTACCTTAGGACATTTACCCTGCTTAGTGATAGCAAGCACCCTATTTTTATATTTTAGAAGAATTAAACTTCTTCCGGTCCCTCTTCCTCCGCATA